CTCTGACCACTTTGAACCAGGATGATCCTGTTTCTGAGTTTAATTCTAAACTGTGGAATAGTGGAGTTGAATCTGATAAAGACCAAGCACGTAAGCAAAAGCGCAGGCTCAAGTATACTGCTAATGTCTATATCGTTAAAGATTCAGGCAATCCTGAAAACGAAGGTAAAGTATTCCTTTATCAATTCGGTAAGAAAATCTTTGATAAGTTGAATGATTTAATGAATCCAACTTTTGAAGATGAGGATCCAGTAAATCCGTTTGACCTATGGGAAGGAGCAAACTTCCGTCTCAAAATCAGACAGTTTGAAGGTTATCCTAACTATGACAAGTCTGAGTTCGACCCTGCTTCACCATTGTCTGAAGACGATGCTGAGTTGGAAAGAATTTGGGGAGAACAACATTCTCTCGAAGAAATTGTTTCTGAAAAGAACTTCAAGTCATATTCCGAGTTGAAAACTAAACTCTATCGTGTTCTTGATTTACAAAATGATGAACCGACTGCTTCTGCACCGGTAACTGAAACTGCTGATGAATTGGATTTATCTGATATGTCCAACGATACAGCTGAACCAGTAATGGCAACGGCTGAACCTGATGTAGGCTCAACCGCTAGTGATGATGATGATGACCTTAGTATCTTTAAGGAATTGGCACGTAGTTAATAACAGCACGGAGGGTACTTCGGTGCCCTCCTTTTTAAGGAGATTATATGTCTATAGAAAAAGAAACCACAATACTTGATTTTGATTTTGGTTTTACTGCTGTTGACGCCGATGAATTGGAAGTAGTTCAACAAGCAAAGGAAGCAGTTACTACAACTGCAGCTTCTGCTGAACAGAACGCTGCTAAGGCTCAATTAATATATGATGCGGTTGTACCGCTATTGAATAACTTAAAAGCTAACCCAGAAAAGGATTACATATATTGGCCAAACCGATATGAGAAACTTGATGCGTTTGCCGATAAGTTACATCAAATTTTAAGTGGAGAATAAAATGAGTTTACTCGATAAAATGTTAAAAGCCGGGTCAATAAAGCAGGCATCTGCTCTATCCGATTCTGCTTTCTTTAAAGATAAGGATCCTATTCAAACAGAACTACCTATTGTAAATATTGCATTTAGTGGTTCGTTGAAAGGTGGTCTTATCCCAGGTCTTACAGTTGTAGCAGGAGAATCAAAAAGTTTCAAAACTTTGCTCGGCTTATATTGTATGAAGGCTTATTTGAAAAAGTACCCGAAAGGTGTTGCTTTGTTATACGATTCTGAGTATGGTATTACACCTGAGTATTTAGAATCTTTTGATATTGATACAACAAGAGTACTTCACATTCCAATTGAAGATGTTGAACAACTAAAGTTTGATATTACGAAAAGATTGGATGAAGTATCGAAAGGTGACAATGTATTCCTAATGATTGACTCAATCGGTAACCTTGCTTCGAAGAAAGAAGTTGAGGATGCTATGAATGAAAAATCAGTAGCGGATATGTCGAGAGCAAAAGCACTCAAGTCATTGTTCAGAATCATTACACCTAAACTGACTACAAAGGATATTCCTTGTATCGCAGTTAACCATACATATAAAGAGATTGGGTTATTTCCTAAGAACATTATTTCAGGTGGTACAGGTATTTACTATTCTGCGAATCAAATCTTTATTATATCTAAGGCTCAAGAGAAAGATGGTACTGACCTAGCAGGTTGGAAATTTACTATCAATATTGAAAAGTCAAGATATGTAAAAGAAAAAGCAAAGCTGCCGTTTAAAGTATTATATGATTCAGGTATTCAAAAGTGGAGTTCCTTAATGGATCTTGCGATTGAATCTGGTCATATTACAAAGGCAACACAAGGATGGTATAATTTGACTGACCTTGAAACTGGTGAAATTATTGAACCGAAACGTAGAGGAAAGGATATTGAAGAAGATGATAGTTTCTTCCAAGACCTAATCAAAAACGATTCATTTAATAAATTTGTTGAAAGAAAGTACAAGCTGACTAATGTGGAGGGAAATGATGCTCGAGAAGACGATACTATCGAATCTGATTCTGAATGAGGACTATTGCCGAAAGGTATATCCTTATCTTAAAGAAGATTACTTTGATGATACCGTTCTTCGTAAAGTATTTGAAACGGCTTCCGAGTACCTAGAAAAGTACAAGGAGCCGCCTTCTCTTGAAGCTTTAAAGATTGCTGTTGATAAAAGAAAGGATCTGACTGAAGATACATATCAAGGTGTTCATCAACTAGTTGGTGAAATGACTGTTGATAAAGATACCAATATAGAATTTTTGATTGATGAAACAGAAAAGTTTTGTCAAGACAAAGATTTATATAATAGTATCAGAAAGTCAATCCTTATTCTTGACGGACAAAATACTGACCAAGGAAAAGGTGAAATACCAAGGTTGCTATCTGATAGTTTAGGTATCAGTTTTGACCAATCGGTAGGTCATGATTTCCTTGAAGATGTTGACGATCGTTATGATCATTATCATCGCAAAGAAGAAAGGATTCCATTTGATATTGACATCCTTAACAAAATTACAAAAGGTGGCATACCTCGTAAATCTATGACTGTCTTGTTGGCAACAACAGGCGGTGGTAAGTCTTTACTTAAATGTCACATGGCAGCAAATCATTTGATGTATGGAAAGAATGTTCTGTATATTACAATGGAGATGGCTGCTGAAGAAATCGGTCGTCGTATTGACGCAAACATTATGGATATTACTTTGGACGAAGTTGCTGAAGTACCTCGTGATGTATTTGAAAAAAGAATGGCTCGTTACAAAACAAAGACAACAGGTAAGTTGGTTATTAAAGAATTTCCAACAGGCTCTGCACATAGTGGTCATTTCAGACATTTGCTGAATGAACTCAAACTTAAAAAGAACTTCAGTCCTGATGTTATCTTTTTAGATTACCTGAATATTTGTTCTTCCTCTCGAGTGAAAGGTGCGGCAGCCGCAAACAGTTATACTTTAGTTAAATCAATTGCAGAAGAAGTTCGTGGATTGGCGATGGAATACAATTGTGCAATCGTTACATCTTCTCAATATAACAGAGATGCTTATGGTAACTCTGATGTTGACTTAACAAATACTTCTGAATCTATGGGTATTACTCATACGGCAGATGCAATCTTTGGTCTTGTTAGTTCTGAATACCTTGACGAAATGAATCAACTGATGATTAAACAGTTGAAGAATCGTTGGGGAGACATCAGTTATTATCGAAGATTCCTGGTTGGTATCGAAAGAGCAAAGATGAAGGTTTATGAGTTGGAAGAATCGGCTCAGAGCAATATAAATCTTGATGGTCCTGGAGGTGGTCAGCCGCCGGGAAAGAAACAGAGTCATGATGACGGTCCTGTTTTTGACAAGACCGATATTGGCCTTAGGCTAAATAAACGTAAACCTGGTAAGAACGTCTTTGGAGATGTAGAACTTAGATAGTTTTGTCTGTATAAATAAACTAAAGTACACTAGAATTAACACGGGTTATTTATGCGCAGATTTAAAACATTTGCTTCTATCAATGAAGCTTCTCTAATGAAACCCGACTATGTAATTGGTCATAAGGTTGTATGGAAAGGCACTGACTTTGCTGAACTCGGTAAACTTGGTTATAGTAAGGGTGATATATTTGAAATAGTATCAGGTGGTAAAGTAGCCGTTTCAGTAGGTAAAGAAACAGGTGAAATTGAAAAGTTTATTAAAGGACCTGATGGTAAGGTCATTAGATTAAAAGGCGGTCAAGGCTATAAGTCATCCGCCTTCACTCATTATAAAGAAGGAGGAGGTATTCCTTCTGGTGCAGAGTGGGAAGACCTTATTGTATTTGCTTATAATAAATTAAATGGTGTAAGTACAGATCCTGCGACAGAAGAAGTCGCAATGAAATATTGGGATAAGTATTCAGAACAATCATTTACAATTGCCGAAAACTTTAAGAAAGGTTTATCTGCCAAACAGTTAGTTCAAACTGGTCGTGGTATTGGTTCAGTAAGTCTTGGTCCTATATGGAAAGAATCTGGCGCAAGGAATAAAACTCCAAAGACGGATATCGCATCTTCTGACTTCAACGAAAAGATTTCATTAAAGAAAGCAGGTGGTTCTCAATTAGCTTCAGCTGAAAAGAAAGAAGCAATCGCAATTGTTAAAGCTGCTCTTGCTGAAATGGGTAATGAGAAAAAGTTTGCTCAAGATTTGGTTTCCACAATGGAAGAAAATATGACTACTCTGATTTCAAAAGAATCAGTTACGGCATTAAGTAAATCTTCAAAGGCTGGTGAAAAGAACGATGCAGTTATTGACTTTGAGAAAAAAGATAAAGGTAATAAAGAATTATCTGCTATGTTGGAAAGTTATATCAATTCAAACACCGAAGCAAATACAATGTTTTCTAAATATGTTGTATTAGAAGCAAGTACAGGTAATCAAAAATTCGGTTCTCCTAAATCAAAAGCTGCTGCTAATTTATTAGGTAAGTTTGACCCTACAGGTAAAGTTGTATTAGAACCAATCAATACAATTCACGATCCTATTATTGTAAAATATTCTCAGTCAGTTAAACCTTATGTAGCATTTAAGAAAGGTGGTGGAGCAAGTCCTGCTTACTCTGCATTCCGTCTTTCAATTAAAGAAGAGTTTCAAACATTTCATGGTTTAGTAATGGAAGAACTATCTCAGGTTGATGGATTATTAACCGAAGACTTTCTCGCAGAAGGACCTTTAGATATGTTAAAAAGGGCTGCAAGCAAGGCAAAATCAATAGGTAAAGGATTAATTGACAAAGTAAACAATGCAATTAAAGCCGTTATAAAGAAGGTAGCTGGCATATTGAAAAAGATTG